TCGTAAACTTGCCGGCGGCGGGCGTCGCGGCGCCGACCGTCGCGGCGTCGATCGTCCCGCCGTTGATGTCGGCCGTGGTGACGATGCCGAGATCGGTCCAGGTTCCGGTGACGGTGCAGTTGGTGATCGTCAGGCCGGCGCCCATTGTCGTGGCGCCGGTACTCTCCAGAGTCGTAAACTTGCCGGCGGCGGCCGTGGCCCCGCCGATGGCGGCGGCGTCGATCGTCCCGCCGTTGATGTCGGCCGTAGTGACGACGCCGAGGTCGGTCCACGTCCCCGTGACAGTCGGGGTGGTGATCGTGATGTTGCCGCCGAGCGTGGTCACCCCGGTCGATTGCAGCGTGGTAAACTTGCCGGCGGCGGGCGTCGCGGCGCCGACCGTCGCGGCGTCGATCGTCCCGCCGTTGATGTCGGCCGTAGTGACGACGCCGAGGTCGGCCCACGTCCCGCCCGCCGTCATGTTGTCCTGGGCGTTGGAGTGGATGTACGTATTCGCATCACGGAACGCGAGCTTGCCGTTCGTCGAGATCAGGGCGCTCGTGAACGTGCTGGTCGGCTGATAGCCGGCCAGGACGGCGATCGTGATCGTCTCGTTGGCGTCGCCGCCGCTCAGCGCGAGGCCGGCGATCCGCTGCGCCGACGAGGAGACCGATCCGAGATTGAACGCCTTGCCGCCTGTACCGGCCGTCACGAGGGCGCCGGCAGCGACCGTCTCGCCGGCCGTCACCGAGGCCTGCGTGCCGATGGGCGCGTATTTCGTCAGCGCGTTGGCCGACGCCGTCAACTCGCAGACGCCGATCACCGCGTCGGTCGACGCGGTAGCGGTGATGATCTTGGGCGTGGTGGCGTGGGCGGTCTCGATCTTGACGAACAGGCCGCTCGTCGTTCCGCCCGTGCCCGCCATGGCGTTCTGCGAGCCGGTGTAGGGCTTGGCGGCATAGGCCCGGGGGATGGTCGGCCAGGTCATCAGGGCCCATGCGATCGTCAGGGTGAGGGCCACTACGGTGACCGCCAACGCCTTTCCGAACTTGCTTCGATTCATTCGCTTCATCTTCGTGTCTCCTGTAGCACGGGCGTCTCGCCCGTGTTGTTTGCTTTCGTGGTCAGTTTCGAGTGGTTAGTTTCGAGTGGTCAGTTTTCAGCTGTTCCCGTCTACTCACGACTGATAACTGACAACTGACAACTTCCTTTCAACAACTGACAACTGATAACTTCTTCTCGTCTACTTAGCCGTGCCGGTCTTGAGGACCGCGATCGGGTTGGCGAGTTCGCTGTGGGCGGCGATCTCCGCTGCGGTGAATCCCATGACTCCCATGTCGAGTCGCTCGTAGCACCGCCAGACGTTCTGGAGGCTGCGGAACCCGGCATCCCTCGACCAGTCGATCCGCATCTGCCCGCGGCGGCCGATCCTCAGCCCGCGGCGGAAGTCGCCGAAGGCCAGAAACGTGGTCTCGGCGGCGCTGTCGGCGGCGGCCCGCATGCGTCCGGCGTTGAGGTGCGGATAGCCGATGATCTCGCCGGGCTCTCCGGCTGCCGGCGGCTGCCAGATGGGCAGGCCCGCGCTGTCTTTGATCTTCTTGACGATCGCCCTGACCGTGCGATGTACGAGCCAGTGGGCGTTGGCCAGGGCCCCGTCCCAGACGGCCGCCTCGCAGTCGACGAGGTAGTCCATCGTGTCCAGGTCGGTGAACGCGTCCTCGCCGGCGTCCATCTCCACGATGGTGACGTAGGTGCTGTTCAGGATGCCGGTGATCCCGCCGTCCGTGCCGATGCCGGTCCCGACGAACGCCACTCGATCCTCCTCGTCGGCGATGGCGTAGGCGAACTCGGTGGCCAGATAGTTGCCGACCCGAATGGCGGCGTCTTCCTCGAACTCCACGTCCGTCTCGATGAGGGCAAACAGCGTCTCGGCCGCCATCGAGAACGTCCCGAACGTCGGCGTGGAGGGCGTGCCCTCGGCTCCCGGCGTCTTCCACTCGGCCACGGCGCCGCTGAGGCGCCGGGCGACCTTGAGGCCGCCGGCCGGCAGGGGCATGACGCCGGCGATCTGCCCGGCAACGCCGGCGGACTCCACCATCATCTCCAACTCGGAGGCGAGTTGGGCGTCGGGGATGGCGTAGCCGCCCTCAGCGTCGCTGTTGGGCGTGAGGGCCTTGCCGTCGAACTCGATCTCCTCGCGTCCGGCCCTGCGCGCGTCCCGAATGCTCTTCGCGAGCTCCGCGAAACCGCGCGAGAGTTCGGGGTGCGAGAAGCGGAAGCGGGGCCGCTGGCCGGGAGCTCCCGGTGTGGGGACGACGAGGGGGAGGGCCAGGCTGCGCCTCTCGTCCTTGCGGAGCCTGTCGTGCGCGTCGTCCACGTCGGCGCGGAGCTGGATGATCTGGGCCGCCATCTCCGGGACCGCGCTGTAGCCCTTGGCCTCGTCGCTGCTGGCCAGGTTCCACGCGTCATCGCAGAGGGTGTCCATCGTCTCGGCGCTCGCCTTTTCGCCTTTGCCCTTCTCGTCGCGCAGCGCCTTGAGCGTGGCGACGAGCTTTTCCATTACGGTCGTTGCGGTTTCTGACATGCTAAAAAACCTTTCAGTTCTGGGCCGCTATGGCGGCCATTCGTTTCCACGGGTCGGTCGTGTTCTTGCCCCGATCAGTCGCTGCCGGCTCGTCGCCGCCATCGTCCGGGCCGGGGGCAACGTCGGCCGGAGGGGCGGCGGAGAGTGTGTCGGGCAGCGACATTTCGATCGTGTCGAATCGTTCGATCAGGCGGGCCTCCAAGGCCCTGAGGGCGTCGAGCATCGTCGCGGTCTGGTCGCGAGTCCCGCCGGCCAGGACCTGCTCGGAGACCATCACGGCCAGGCGGGCCAGCGCCACTTCGTCCAGCCCGGCGGCGGCGGCGTCGCGGGTGAACGTGTGGCGATTGGAGGGCACGCCGCATCCGGAGATCTCCAGCAGCTCGATCTCTGTCCAGACCGTGTAAAGCTGATCGGGGTCGTGATCGCCCTTGAATGCTTCCTTGATCTCGGGGTACGCCTTGATGAGGTCCGACGGCATGCCGCGGATGTAGGCGAGGCCGATGAATCCGATCGAGAACCCGTGCCCCTTACCTTTGGGGTCGGAGGCGATTTCCCACCATTCCTCGGCGATCCGCGTCCTCGCGTAGCGGAACGTGCACGGGACTTCGTACTTGTCGATCCGCGCGCTGTCAACCCACCCGATCTGCACCGGCTCTCCGTCGCTGCCGCGACGGAGGTGATATGCCTGAAACGGGGCGGACGTGGCCAGGAACGCCGGCAGCGTCTTCTCCATCGACGACGGCAGGATGATCTCGCCGTCGCGGTCGATGTAGATCGTGCTGGCGACGCCCTCGGCGGTTCGCTCGTCGCGGTTGACGCTCTTGATATGGCCGACCATCGACCGCGACTCGGCCTGGTCCCGATCGACCGTGCCCTTCTCTATTCCCGTCGTATTCATTGTTGCGGGTCCTTGTCTTTGTCATCTATCCCGTGCATCCCCTGTATCCGAGAATCCCGCCGATAGTTATCGGCGGGCTTTCCCAAACGCCCCGCGACCGCGGTCGCGGGGATTCCCTCGTACGATTCCATCGCCCGGCCGATAAACTCGGCTATGGCGGGCGGGCCGCCGTCGCGGCCGCCGGGGCTGCCCACCGCGAGGCACTGGCAGTTGATGATCTCCTCGGCGGGGCCGCGCGGATCGCGAGGATAGCGGAGATGCACGCCGGCGACGTTGAACGGCACGCCCACTCGCTTGGGTGCGGCCGCGTAGCGTCGCTCGGCGGCGACGTGTCCCTCGCGGCGCTTGCCGGGCCCGCGGCTGTGCAGCCAGATCTCATACGCGGCGTAACTGGCCCGCGCGTCGGCGGCGCCGATGTCGGTAGCCTGGGCGACGGAGTTGCGGGCGATGGTGGCGGCCGCCGAGCGTCGGTTGCCCATCACGCCGTGTACGCGATCGATCAGTTCGCCCATCGACTCGCCGTCGGCGAGGCCCTGCTCGAGCTGGCCGCGCAGGTAGTGCCGCGTGCCGGCGTCCACTCGCGTGGAGATAATCACGCTGTGCGCGCGGATGCCGTCGATGATTGCTGGGTTGCTGATGAGCGTCTGCATTGCCCCGTCGAGCGCCTCGCTCGCGAGGCCGCACTGCAGAAGAGCCTGTCGGATGCCTACCTCGCTGCCGGCCCCCGACAGGGACCGCAGGCTCGCCCGGAACTTCGCCACGTCTGCCGGGTCGCCGCCGATGACCTCGGCGAGCAGCCGGTCGATCTGCGCGTCCTTAAGGCCGCGAACGGTTAACTCACAACCACCAATACTCAACTGCGGATCGCCTCCCCCGTTGGGTGTTGAGTCTTGAGCGTTGTTAGTTGCCTTCCCCCCGTTGAGTGTTGACGGTTGAGTATTGGGTGTTTGAGAGGCCTTCAACGCGGCGGTCAGCAGCCGTTCCTGGCGGCTGTATCGGGCGCGAAACAGACGGTTCATCCGCTCGGCGATCGGCCGCCAACTGCGCTCCCACGAGAGCCAGAGGCGGTCAATGGCG